ATGATAAAGAATATAAAGTATTAAGGTATGAGGAAATTATACCTTATTTAGTAGAAGCAATTAAAGAACAACAAGTTGAGATAGATTGTCTAAAAGCAAATCTTGACCAACTTAAATATAACAGGAGATAACGATGGCTAAGAACATAGCAGAAAAAGTAGTAGCAAGTTCAGATGCACCTAAACAGGTAACAATTAAGCATCTTAAAACAATGAAAAATGCGTCAGGTAACGATGTTACTGTAGTAGATTGGCAAGATACAAAAAATGTTGATGATGCAATTTCACAAGCAGAAGCAGAATTAGCAAGTGCAGAAGCAAAAGTAACTGAACTTAAAGCAGATATTGTAGAATATAAAAAAGTAAAAGGTTAAGTAAATGGCATTACCTAAAGTGCCAACGACAAATGTAGGAATCTATAATCATTTAAGAGAGTCTACAGATTGTCAGGAAACAACCAATTTAAGTTTGGGAAGTTTGTGTAATGGTGGAGACGTTGGTGGAATTGACCACACATTTGGAGCTGCAGGTGGACCTGCAAAAGACTTTGATGTGATTGGTGGAACTAACAACCCATTAACCACAACAGCAGATACAACAAATTTATATGATGACAATATAGGAACTGCACCATACAATCTTGCTAATTGTATCGGTGGACAATATACATAATGTTTAATGGTCCAAATGGAGTAGGAAAAGGAGATAGACCAAGAATGGGTATATCTCCAACTGAATGGGCTAAACGTTGGGACAAAATATTTGGTAACAAAAATAAAAAAGAAGGAAAGAAAAGTGGCAAAAGAGATAAGTAAAGATAGCAAATTTACATTAAGCTTAGAAACAGCAGCTACTGTTGTTATTACTTTGGGAATGATTATTGGTATGTGGTTTACACTTCAGTCAGATATTGAAGAAGCTAAAGAACTACCAAAACCTGAAGTAGGTCGAACAGAGTATGATTTAAAAGACCAGATGATACGAAATACTATCATTGAAACACAAAAAGATGTGACTGAGGTAAAAGAAACACAAAAAGAAATGCGTGATGATGTTAAGAATATTGAACGTATGATGATGCAAAAGTGAGGAAACAATATGATGAAAAAATACTTAATGCGATGGTTATTTCTTGTTGGGTTATGTTGGTCATCGCCCTTATTATATGGGCAATCAACTCTTGAGAGCTTACAACAAGTACAGTTTCTAAGTCAGAATGTATGTGTAGTAGTACAGGTGAATGCAGACTGGAATAAGAGTTCATCTATTGACTTAGGTCATTTAGATAACTGTCAATGGTTTAATGCAAGTATTGACAACAAAGAATATGGTGCTGCAATAGCAAATGAATGGAAAATTAAATCAGTACCAACAATTATTATGTTTGAAAAAGGAAAAGAGATTAAAAGATTTGAAGCAGGATTATCGTTTCAGTTAAATGCAGACGATATTGTAGAAGAAATAAAAAAAGAAATTGATAATATAATGTTAAGGAGATTTCAATAATGAAAAAACTATTAGCAGGATTAATGTTAATGTGCTCACTTAGTGCTCAAGACTTTTTAAAGTTTAGTACAATTTATGGTGCGTATAATTTAACTAGTCCTTTAACAAAAGACCAAACCTATCAAGTGACAGGTGGTCAACTACAAGAACTACAAGAAGAGTTAGAAGACCACGGTTCTCTAACACTTGGGATTAGAAAACTAGCACGATTTGATTATGAGAATAAACCTGAAGTATGGTATACTGGGAAAGAAGCTCCAATCAATGAGAGTGTAATGGTAGGTAATGGTATGGCAAAAGGTTGGGAATATGTATTAGAATATTCTAAACATACTCAATTCGGAGAATCATTTGATAATCACGAATATATGCTACGATATTTAGCTCCTAAGTTTATCTTTAAAACTAACTACGATGCAATGGGATTAGAAGATTTAGAATTTGCAGCAGTAGATATGCGATATAGAATTAATAAAGGAAATTGGGATTTAAGTGCAGGAATTGCAGCAAGAAGCCACCCAGCGTATCTAGATTTTTTACCAATAGATTTATATTGGGCAGAAAAAGGATATGATACGAGTGAATTTATTCCGTTTTGGGAACTTGCTTGGGATGAAGCAGGTTGGGCAGATGGTCCTTATAATGATGAATGGACACAACAATGGACTCAATATGGATATGAATATTGGGATTGGTATTGGACAGATGCAGAAGGAAACTTGGTTGCAAAAACTGATGAAGAGTTTTATCAAACAGTATATGGTGATATTGTAGAGGACTACAATGATACCTATGCTCGTGATTTAGGATATCAACACGAACTAGCATTGTCAGTTGGAGTAGATTATTATAAGTATCTAGAAAAGAACTGGGTACATTTCTGGGCAACCGCTTATCCTTACAATAAAGGAATGAGTGATTATAGTTTTAATTATGATGCAGCAGATAATGGAATGGATTATGATGCTGGACTAGTATTGGGATGGAAACTAACAAATAAATTTGGAGTTTTTGTTCAAACACGCTACCTCAATATGTACGACGTACAAAGTTATGAGGCATCTACAGGATTTAATTGGTTAATTTACTAAGGAGGAATACATGGTTGGATTTTTAATAGGATTCGGATTCGGATTTGGACTTCATTATGCATGGTGCAAATGGGGAAGCAAATGTGATTGCAAACAAATCAACTGGAGAAAGAAAAAATAAATGAATATTAAAGATAATATATTTTACAATAGAGTACTTGGTAAAAATCGTTATATACTTAGTAAGGATAAATATTCTTGGATATGGACACATGGCTCGAAAGAGTCTTCTGTTGATAATCTTTGTAAAAATAAAAACAATAGAGAATATTATACATCATTTCGAAGTATGTTGCTAAATGTGTTCGAGAAACGCTTTAGAGCTCACATGACGAAGTTTACCTTAAAGGGAGTTCAAAAAGCTCTTAGAGAGGCATATAAGGACATCCTCGACGTTTCTAGCACACTAGACAAGGTTACCTGGGGAGTATTAGACCGTGGTGACTATTGTCCTAAATGTGATGGCACAATAAAAAAAGGGAAGAAGAATGGGTAAGTTAAAAGTCATAACCAATGTCATGGATAAAGTGGCAGGAAGGGTAGATGATTTTACTTTAGACCAAACTGAGAAAGCAGAACTCTTAAAAGAAATGAATGAAGCTCAAATGAAAATCAATGAGATTGAGGCGGGAAAAGGTGGGATACTAACACGTTGGAGACCTTTCTTGGGGTGGGTGTTATGTACAGCATTTGCTTATCATTATATCTTTCAACCTTTTTTACTATTTATTATGGCAGCAAAAGGGGTGGTCATTGAACTCCCCTCATTTGATATGAATACGATGACAACATTATTGTTTGGATTGTTAGGAATGTCAGGAATGCGTAGCTGGGAAAAGGTTAAGGGTAGAGCTTAACCGTTGAGAAAACACTTTAGAAAAGAAACAAGAAAAACTAATGGTCCTAAAAAAACAAGACAAGGACAAAGTAAACATACGAAATATGGTAGTAAGGTTAGTAAGAAATATTACAAAAAGAAATACAATGGAAGCGGACAAGGTAGGTGATATACACCAACGGTTGGCTAAAATACATCAACGTCAAAGGAGAAAAAGAATGGGCAAAACTATAGCAAATTTATTAAAGAAAATAGTAAAGGAAGAAACATTGGTTTCTATCTTACTAGTAGTAGGAGACTATTTAGTAGAAATATCTTCTAATAAATTAGATAATAAAGTTTGGGAACAGGTTAAAAAAGCATTGAAGAAAAAGTAAAATGTCTTCTTTGACAAAAGATTTGGAAGGAGTATTTAATAGACTAAACGATAAAGTAAAAGCAACTACATCAAACACTATAGAGTATTGGGCGATGGAGTGGGTGTCTTTTTTAACGTATATCTTGACAATGATTATAGGATTAACGTTAATTATAGGGACTGGATTTTTTATCATAACGATTATGGTAATAACATATGTTATAGAGTTAGCTATTAAAGGATTTAAAAAAGCATGGCAAAACAATCATACAATATAAAACGATTTGAATTGGGAGTTAATAATAAAGACTCTCAAAAGGATTTAGCTGATGGATTTCTAGCAGAAGCTACCAATGTTAATGTTGGACACATGGGCAAGATAATAACTTGCGGTCAATTTGCAAACCTTAGTAGTTCATATACATTAACCGATGATGGCAACGCTGGAATAGAAGCTGGATATGGATTGTATAAATTTAGTAGTGACATAGTGCCTACTAGTGGGGCAGATGGTGGGGAATACTTAGCATATACTTCTCCTAAAGGGGAAGTATTTGTAAGTACTAACAGTTCTTTTGCTAGTGCTGCTCCTATAGATTCCGCAACATTAATTGCATCGGGGAGTGCAACAGATGCTAAACCAGTATATTATTATGCAGAGGGAGGGTTACGTATTGCAGATTCAGATTTCAGTAATACAGGGAATGAACAAATAGCACTGGTTAGAATTGAAAGAACTAATGATGCTCACCCAGATGTATATTCTGCAGCTGTAACAGACCAAATGAAGTTTTATAATGGTGGGTTGGCTGCACCAGTGACTGCAGACTTTGAATCATTAGCTGCACCAGTAGACGAAGAAGATGGTGTGGAAGATGGTTCTGCTCCATCAACAAGTGGAGCTGAATTTAGATTGAAGATGGCATCAACTGGAACTGGTAGTAGTAGTACTAGGAGTGATGGTTTGTGGCCAGAAGGTATTTATGCAGTAGGAATTTCTTATGTATATTTTGGTGGACAAGAATCTTTATTACACAATCCTTTTTCTCCTATTACTATTGCAGATGCTCAATACTTTATAGCAAGTATGTCTATTAAAGACGATAGCCTTAGTGCATTCTTACAAGGGATGAGAATTTATGTAAAGAATTATAATAACCCAGATGATGAGTATAGATTATTACTTGATATCAATTTTGAATTAGGTTCAAGAGTATCATTAGCGGATGAGTATGATGTCTTCATAGATAAATCAGGATATGTAGTAACGAATGATACCAACAACCCTGATACTGATGCAACAGCTTACCATATTAAATCTCCTGCACTAGATACTTATTCTACAATTAATGGATTTCTACCAGAAGAAAAAGCAATTACATTTAATGGGGCTGAAGCATACGCATACAAAACAGCAGTTGTTGCAAATCAAAGAGCATTTGTAGGGAACATATTATATCCTAATGATGAAGGGGTTGTAAAGGAAATGGGAGATAGAATACAATATACTCCTGTTAGAAAATACGATACTTTCCCACAAACTTATTATATAGATGTTGGTACGAATGATGGAGATAAGATTATTAAACTAATAGAGTTTCAAGATAGGTTATTTGTATTTAAGGAAAACAAACTATTCGTTATTAATATTGCATCGGGTTCTGATGCTGGTTGGTATATAGAAGGAGAGTTTGAGAACAGGGGAATTAGTCATCCTGCTGCTGTAGCTAAATCAGATTTAGGATTAGTATGGGTAAATGAGTATGGAATGTTTAGTTTTGCAGACACTATAAATAAAATAAGTACAGCTATAGATGAAGATACTTGGGCAACAAATATAAATAGCTCAGCCTGTGCAGTTGGATTTGTACCAAAGAAAAATCAAATCATTGTAATAGGAGATTGTAATTCTACCGATAGTAAAGGCTATCTATATGACATAGCAACAAAATCTTTTGTTAATATAAATGATACGAGTGTTTTAGTAAGCAAGAAAACAACCAACCTTGTTCCATATAACCAAGAATTAGTATGTATGGAATTTACTACGGATTCTAGTAGTGATGTATATACCGTGAAACGATATGATACAGATGCCAAATCACAGACAATAGATATACAAACTCCAGAGTTTGATTTAGGAGAACCGTCTGTAGATAAAAAGTTTTATTCAGTGTACATGACACATAAGAATGGAAATAACTTAGTTCTCACTGGAGGGTTTGAAGGAGCTGCTGC